GACATTGCGTCGTGGGTTCACGAGAATGTCCCTTACTTTGAGGCGTGGCTTGTGGTGCCGGTTCCTGTGTGGAGACTGGTGCTAAGATCATTGTGGGCAGGTCATTTGGCTGCTCCGCTCTTTGTAAGTGCTGTGATGTGTTGTTGTGTGTCTGGTTATAGTGTGTACAGGTGTTGGACTGACCGTTTGTGTGAAAGCGAGCGGTGTTTGAGGCACTTGTCTAAAATGGCTCTTAAGGAGAGTTTGGACACACGGGTTACAACAATCCAACAAACAAAGGAAACTCTGGAACCAGTCGCGTTTGCTGTCCTGTCTGGCATTAGGGATGAAGTTGAGTATTTAACTTTAGGGAAAGCTCGCACTTCAGCTGGATGGGTAACGATTGCGCAAGCATTTGATCGCAAATGGAGGCTGGAGCGTGTGCCTATGGGCACTATGCTCGCTCAGAAACGAATGTTGTATGCATGTTACTGGACAATTCCTCCCGTGGAGAGAGAATTACGACAGTATGTGTGCAGCACAGCCAGTCGGAACATTATTCGGGCTCATAACTCGAGTCTTGGTTCCGATGGTATCTCTGCTTAGGACAGGAGCAGGGCAGCCTGGTGTACCCGGATAAACGGATTGAACGTTAAACCTGTTGATGCTAAGTGTACTATAGTAAAAGGTGATAGTGAGAGTTACTGTGATAGGGAGTCGCGGTACACCTTATTGGCTTCTGTACCTGTTGCTGATCAGTATTATGTGCATAATGATTGTCAGTGTAATCAATTGTTGGCTTGTACGAACAGAGTAGTTTGCAATTGGATTGAAACCAATGAGCACGCGATGCGTCGGCTTAAAAAACTGGCGGATCGAATGGGCGATTACTTTGGACGTAGGCACCCTCTGAGCTATGAGGATTGGGCTGCTAAGTTTACCGGGCGTAAGGGCCAACGGTATGCTTATGCGCAAACGTCTTTAGAGAGCATGCCTTTGTCAAAGAAGGATGCTGTTATTTCTGCGTTTGTTAAGCTAGAACGAGTGCTGGACCCTAATAAGGATCCGCGTATGATTCAAGCTCGTGGGGCGCGGTACAATATTGAGTTGGGCAATTATTTGAAAGCTATGGAGCATGACTTGTATGAGTTGCACGGTGATGGTCCTTTGGCTAAGTACTTACCTTCGGGTAGAGTGATAGCTAAAGGTTTGAATCAAACCGAACGGGCAACCCTGATGCGTAGTAAGTGGGATAGAATGAAGCAACCAGTTCAGCTGGCATTAGACTGTTCGCGGTTTGATGGTCATTGTAGTGTTGATTTGCTGAAAATGGAACATCGAGTTTATAACCGTGTTTTCAAAGATCCTTACTTAGCCAAGTTATTGTCGTGGCAGTTGCACAATACGTGTTTCACAAAGAGTGGGATGAAGTACAAGACTATAG